GAGTATTTTGTTCGAAGAGTGTTGCGCTCGGGGAGCTTTTCTATCCCGGTTCGAGTTGCCGGGACCAACCAGTTGACGGAGAACGCCGAGAGCAGGCGCTCCCGGCTTTTTTCGTTTTCCGCCTTTCCCGCAACGGCTTTCGACCATCTCGTCGCAGCGCCGAAACTCTCCGTTTCGAGAGAGACGAGTTGGGGTCCGAGAGGAACCTTGACTGTTCCCCTCGGACCCCGAAACTCTCCCGCCAAAACTCTCAGAGTCTCTGGTTACCACCCCCCGAAAAGTTACCAACCCGTTTCCTCTCGGACCCTTGTTGCGTCAACTCGAACTGATTCTGCAAACGCCTACAGATAGTGCGTCTCGTTTCCGTTCCGTCCGACAGCAGGCCGGCCGCGCCGCGTAGGTCGCTGTGGGCAACTCCCCGTGGAGATGGCCCGCCATGCGACCAGATCTCGACCCCTCCCAGATGACCTCCGACGAACGCCGGCGTGAGGTCGCGGCGATTCTGGCCGCCGGCCTGAGGCGGCTCCGCGACCGCGCGGCGCTCGCGTCAATTCCCCCCTCGGAAATCCCGTCCGACACAGGGGAAAAGCCCCTTGAAGCTGTTCTCGAAAACCCGCTCAGTGTCCACGTCGGTTGACGATTTCCGAGACCACGAGACAAGGGAGCGAACACATGGAGATGAACGTCGGACGGGAGGTCGCCGCTTTGCAGCGGATGACCGTGAAGCAACTTCGACAGAAGTACGCCGAGGCATTCGGCGAGGACACCAACGGCCACAACAAGGTGTGGCTGGTCAAGCGAATCGCCTGGCGTATGCAGGCGCGGGCCGAGGGCGGCTTGTCCGAGCGTGCCCGCCGGCGGGCGGGCGAACTGGCGGACGACGCCGACCTCCGCATGAACCCGCCGCCGATGAAAGCGGCAGCGCCGGCTGTGGACGAAACCCCGGTGCGAGTGCTGAAGTTCCAGGCCGACGACCGATTGCCGCCGCCGGGTACGGTCATCACCCGCAAGTACAAGGGCGAGGTGCTGCAAGTGAAGGTCCGGCCGGACGGGTTCGAGTACGAGGGTGCGGTCTACACCTCGCTCAGCGCTGTGGCGAAGCAGATCACGGGGTCGCACTGCAACGGCTACCTGTTCTTCCGGCTCGCCGGCAAAGGAGGTGACGAATGAAGCGGAACGGCAGGAACGGAACGCCGGCGACGGTCGCGTTGGTCCGGTGCGCGGTCTATACGCGGAAGTCCACCGAGGAGGGATTAGAGCAGGAATTCAACTCCCTCGACGCGCAGCGAGAGTCGGGCGAGTTGTTCGTCCGCAGTCAGGCCGGCGAGGGCTGGACGGTCCTCGCCGACCGCTACGACGACGGCGGGTTCACCGGCGGAAACATGGAGCGGCCGGCGCTCCGGCGGCTGATGGCCGACATCGAGGCGAGCAAGGTCGATGCGGTCGTGGTCTACAAGGTGGACCGGCTGTCCCGCAGCCTCCTGGACTTCGCCCAGATGATGCAGGCGTTCGAGAAGTACAAGGTGTCGTTCGTATCGGTCACGCAGCAGTTCAATACCGCGACTTCGATGGGCAGGCTGGTGCTGAACGTGCTGCTGTCCTTCGCCCAGTTCGAGCGCGAGATCATCTCCGAGCGAACGCGGGACAAGATCGCCGCCACGCGCCGCAAGGGGAAGTGGGCGGGCGGCTGGCCGATCCTGGGCTACGACGTGGACCCGCAGGGGTTCAAGCTCAACGTCAACCCGGCCGAGTCCGAGCGCGTGCGGGCCATCTTCAATCTCTACCTCGAACACGAGTCGCTGTTGCCGGTGGTGATGGAACTGGAGCATCGCGGATGGACGAACAAGGAGTGGGCGACGCGGAAAGGGCCGACGAAGGGTGGCAAGCCGTTTACCCGAACCAGCCTTTACAAGATGCTGACCAACGTCGCCTACGTCGGCAAGGTGCGCTACAAGGACGAGGTTCACGACGGCGAACACCCGGCCATCGTCGATCCGGTGGTCTGGCAGCGGGTGCAGGCGATGCTCGAACGCAATGGCCGCACCGGCGGCGCGCCCGTCCGCAACAAGTTCGGGGCACTCTTGCGGGGGATCATCCGGTGCGTCCCTTGCGGGTGCGCCATGACGCCGTCGCACTCCACGCGCGAGGGGACCAAACGCTACCGCTACTACGTTTGCTCGTCGGCCCAGAAGCGGGGCTGGCACACCTGCCCGTCGAAGTCGGTCCCAGCGGCGCAGATCGAGGACCTCGTCGTCAAGCAGATCAAGACCATCGGCCAGGACCCGCTCGTCCTGCGCGAAGTTCTCGCCGAGGCCCGCCGCCAGGACGATGCGCGGGCGTCCGAACTCGGGGCCGAGCAGCACGCGCTGGAGAAGGACCTTCGGGCCTGGCACGGCGAGATGCGGTCGTTGTCGGGCCAGATCAAGCCGGGCGACGACAACGGCTCGGTGATTGCCCGCCTCGCCGACCTGCAGGAACGCATCGGCACGGTCGAGGGGCGGGTACGGAAGATCCGCGAACAGATCAGCGCCGTCCACACTCAACTGCTCGAAGAGGACGAGGCCGCTTTGGCGATGTCGATCTTCGATCCCGTTTGGGGTTCCCTAACGCCGCACGAGCAAATACGTGTTGTGCATCTGCTGGTTGAACAAGTGGACTACGACGGGTCGAAGGGGAAGGTGGCCATCGCCTTCCGGCCCGCCGGCATCAAGACGTTGGCCCGCGAGCTGGCCGACAAACGCGAGGAGAAACGAGCATGAAGTCGCCGTTGACCATCGAATGTGACGTTCACTTCCACCTCAAGGGCCGTGGCAGCCGTAAGGTGCTGGAGACCGGCCCGAAGCCGTTCCGACCGGCAGAAACGGGCCGCGTGCCGCGAGTGGCCCGGCTGATGGCACTGGCCATCCGGTGCGAGGAATTGATCCGCGACGGCGTGATCGAGAGCTACACGGAGATCGGCCGGCTGGGACACGTCACCCGCGCCCGCGTGAGCCAGATCATGAACCTGTTGAACTTGGCCCCGGACATTCAGGAGGCGATACTGAATCTGCCTCGGATCGAGACCGGCCGCGCCCCGATTATTCTGGCGCAGCTGCAGCCGATCGCCTCGACGCTCGACTGGCGGAAGCAACGAATTCAATGGGAGCAGCTGGTGGAAAAAGCCTTAGAATCAGCAGAGTCGGAACGGGACGGCGAAAAGAAATAACCGGCAGGGATTTGCCAAATCGCATTGGTAGTGTAATTTAGTTCAGTTAGGCCCACCGGTCGGGCACGTCTGACATTCGGTCGCGGGGCCAGTCCGGCCCGTTCCACGCGATCCGCCAGAACCACAGGGGAGGCGCAGCATGGCTACGTTTCGTTTATCGCATTTCTCGTCGCCGGAGATCATCAAGGCCATCGACCGCGAACGGTTGGTGGCGTTCCTCGACCCGCACCGGGCGTTCTTCACGGCCCGCGGGGTCGCGCTGCCGCCGCCCGGCTCGGGCCGCGAGCCGGACTACGACGCCCTCGTCCGAGTGTTCATGTCGCCCGACGAGAACACCCCGAAGGAGTTGATCGACGCGCTCTATTACGTGGATGGGATGTCGACCGCCAAGGGGATGGAGGACCTGATCGACGCCGCGCGCGAGGCCCGCCTGAACCTGGACGCGGCCGACGACGTGACGCCGGCCGATCTGGCCGTGCAAGTGTGGCTGCGCGACCCCGAGCTGCTCGAACGAAAGCAGGCCGAGCAGTACCTGCTCAACCCCAAGTCGTTCGAGCACTACCTGACTGACGACCCGGAAGCGGGTCCTTTCAAACCGCCGAAGGCCGAGACGCACCGGCGACTCGAAGACGTGCTCAACGACTGGTTCGAGCACCGCAAGCGGGGGCGAACCGCCCGCGTGTTCGTCTTCGCCCGCGACGACGCGGTCTGGTTCTTGGTCCGGCACGGCGAGCCGTACAAACGGGAAGGGAGCGTCGTCGGCGTCGAACCTTCGAGCGTCGCCTACCGACCGCTCAAGTACGACGTGCTGGTGTACACGCCCGACCTGAAGGAACTCCGCATCAACGCCCAACTGAAGGGCGAGCGGCAACTCTACCGGAGCGAGTTCGGACGTCACTTCTTCGACGGGCTGAACTACTTCAACATTGGGGTCAAGTACACGCTCGAGCCGTTGCGGGAAGTCGGCGAGCCGTCGCTGGCCTGTACGGACGTGGCCGGCATGGAGTGGGTGCGCCTCAAGGAGTTACACTACAACTGGGGCGGGGCGCACGGGGAGTACGAGATCGCCAAAGCCAACGACCTGTTCGCCGCGATGAAGGTCCGCGGCGGCCGCACGATTCCGAAAACGCCGGCGCTGGCCAAGGCGGTGTTCCTGGTGAAGTTCGCCGCCGCGAAACGGGCGCGGACGGTCACGATCAAGCCGCCGAACACCGCACTCTACGCGCGGGACGAGGACAGCGATCTGGTGGAACAATGGCTCAAGCAACGGGGGTTCCTCAATGTCTACGTTGATGCCGACGATCCAGCCCTTGACCCGCTTCTGGCTAGCGCTTGAGCGTTTGCCCGGCCAGGCCGCCGTGACTCCGCAATGGCGTCACCTCATCCGATCCGATTTCGATCTCGCCTTTCGGTTGATGACCCCGGATGCTCGCCTGGCCACGTCGTACCCAAGACTCGATGGACGCGGATCGGATTTCCAGGTCGTGGAACACGGCTACGACGACTACGTCGGCGTCTCCGAGGACGACGGCGACCGCACGCGGCTGTCGCGCGCCGATCTCGTCGTCTACCGCCTCGACACGGCCAAGTTCGTCGCGGCCGTCGCGACGGCCTTCGGCCTTGAAGTCGAAGGCACGAGCGTCGAGGGGTTGGCCGCGACCCATCGGGTCGGGACGTTACGACCGCTCGCCGGGTTCGCCTACCCGGTCTATCTGACGGTCCAACTCGAACACCCGGACTACAAGGCCGCCGTCGAGTCGCTCGTCGCCACGACCGCCGGCCCGTTTGTCCTGCTGGCCCCGACCAACCGCCATCACCGAATCGCGACCAAACTTCTGCTGGACGCCCGCGGGTGCTTGTTCCTGCCGCTGGCCGACGCGATCCGACTCAACGGCTCGGTATGGGAATTGACCGACGCTGCCCGCGCCGCGCTCGACGCCTTCACCGCCAAGTTGATTCCGTCCGTGGAGCCGCAGACGAGCTTCTTCCCGACCCCGGCGGGCGCGACCTGGGCGATGCTGCGTATTCGGTTCATCGACGGACATCGCGTGGCGGTGAGCGTGGGCGGCGCGGCCCAATCGTTCAACTACACGCAGATCGGCATGGCCGACGGACGCAACGGCAACCCGACCAAGCAGTGGGAACTGTTGCGCGTCTTCGCCTCGAACCACGGAACGTTGACGTGGGGCAGCAAGGGGGCCAGCCGGGACAACCAGAAGCGGCGGGACAAGCTGGTGGAGAACTTGAAGGCGTTCTTCCGCTTGGGCGGCGAACCGATCCGACTTCTGCCGGGCGGCAAGGGATGGGAGACTGTCTTTGCCGTCGAACCCGACGCCTGAGCGCCAGCGACTTTTCGCTGGACGAATCCGCGACCGAGCGACATTTCTTCTCACACTCCATCTCCATCTCCCTCAGCGACTTGCGGCGAACGAACCTGCCGTTCGGGAGGGAATTTTCTCCCGCCCAGCGACTTTTCGACAGTCACGGGCGACAGGTCCGGCGAACGCGACTTCCGCATTCGTCAACCCGCACCCGCGGGCCGAACCACTCGGGCAAACCTCCGTGCCTGACCTGTCGCCCGAGGGGCCGTCGGCCGCGGTGATTGGAGTCCCGGCATGGTATCTGTTCCATCCAAGGCGACGCTCACATCGGCGCGTCGCCGGCTGCTCGAACTGATGCAGTTCGTCAACTTCGGCCGCATCGAGAACCTCGTCGTTCGCGGCGGCGAGCCGTCGCTCGTCCCGCCGCCGCGCGTGATCCGCGAGGTGAAGTTCGGCGGCGAGAACGGTCCCCGTCCCGAGGCGGCGGCGGGGGACTTCAAGTTGAAGGCCCAAGTCGTGGAGCTGTTCCGCGAACTCGAGCGGCTCGGCGACGGCACCGCCCTGGCGCTGGAGGTCAAGCACGGCCTGCCGTTCAGACTGCTCTTGGAGGGGGCCGAATCGTAATCGCGGGCCGGTCCCGCACCCGAACAACAACCCGGTTCTTCACACTCACCCGACTTTTGGCCGGCCGCGTAGCGGAGGCGATTGTGGGCGACGCCGATTGTGGCGCTCGTCGCATCGCCTCCGCTTCGCGTTGGCCTGCACCCTCGCGCCTGTCGTCGTGGCCCACGCCTGCTCCTCCGCGGCCGGAGGAGACTTCCCGTGCTTCACGACGACAAGATCGTTCTCCAAGGCTTCGCTCGTTCCATCATCCGCCGCAAGGCCCGGTACGTCGCCCGCTGCGACGGTTTCACCGCGCACGACGTGCGCGACATCGAACAGGAACTGCGGCTGCGGCTCTTGCAAAACCTGTCCCAGTTCGACCCCGACCAGGCGCACATCAACGTGTTCATCACGATGGTCGTCAAGCGGTCGGTGGCCATGTTGCTCCGCGAGCGGCGGGCCAAGAAGCGGGTCGCGTCCCTGCGGTCGCTGGACACGCTGACCGACGATGTCGGCGAGCCGGCGGAATTGCTCGACCACCGCGACGACGGACGCAGCGCGGACCGGTTCGACCTGGCCCACGACCTGGCCGGGGTTCTGGCCGCGTTGCCGGAGGAACTCCGGGCGTTGGCCGAGCGGCTGAAGGTGCAGTCCGTGGCGCAGGCCGCCCGCGAAATGAACGTCCCGCGCACCACGCTATTGCGGCAGGTCGAGCGGCTGCGGCATTGCTTCGAGGATGCCGGCTTACGGATTTACGCCTGAATCCTGCGTCAATTCTCCCGCGATCGGCAAACGCCTACTTGTAGGAGCCCTGAACCGTTTCGCGGGGGAATCGACATGACCAAGGACATCTACCGCTACTCGTTCCCGTCGTTCATCCCGCTCGACGAGGTCGAGGCGACACTGCTGCTGGCCATCTGGGCAGCGGAGAGTCTGCACGGCGAGAGCCAGGTCCGGCTGGACGCGACCCACCTGCTCGACCGCGACCGGCGCGCCGTCGTCATCGATGCTGGTTCGCCGGCCGGCCGGGATGTCAATCGCCTGTTCGTCGGTTTCGTCCGCCGTGAATTCGGCGACGACGCCTTCCGCGTCGAGCGGCTCGAAACCCGAACCCACCAACCCCAGGAGGCCCACGCATGAGTTTGCTGGCCCGCATTCAGCACGGCCGCACGCCCAAGCCGCCGCGCTTGCTCGTCTACGGCACCCCCGGCATCGGCAAGAGCACGTTCGGGTCGCAAGCGCCCAAGCCGATCTTCGTGCCGACCGAGGACGGGCTCGACGAGATCGACTGCGCCAAGTTCCCGCTCGCAGCATCGCTCGACGAGGTGACGGCCTCGCTCGTGGAACTCCGCACGCAGCCGCACGATTTCGAGACGGTCGTGCTCGATTCGCTCGACTGGCTGGAGCGGTTGATCTGGGACCGCGTGTGCGCCGAGTTCTCGGTCAAGAACATCGAGAAGGCCGACGGCGGCTACGCCCGCGGCTACACGCACGCCCTGACGCATTGGCGCGAGGTCGTCGAGCAGCTCAACCTGCTTCGCCATCAGCGCGGCATGGTCGTGGTGATGATCGCCCATGCCAAGGTCGAGAAGTTCGAGGACCCCGAGGCCCCGCCCTACGACCGCTACTCGCCCCGATTGCACAAGCACGCGGCCGCGCTGGTCAGCGAGTGGTCCGACGCCGTCCTGTTCGCCACGCGCAAGTTCCGCACGCAGAGCGAGGACGGCGGCTTCGGCCGCAAGCGCACCATCGCCCACGCGGTCGGCAAGGACGGTGGCGAGCGCGTCATCCGCACCGTCGGCGGGCCGTCGTGCGTCGCCAAGAATCGCTACGGCCTCACGGAAGAACTGCCTTTGTCGTGGAATGCTTTCGTCAACGCCCTGACCGTTCAACCCACAACCCCTGGAGCAATCGCACATGGCTAACCTCAACGGGTTCGACGCCAACCGCGTCGAGCCGACTACCGATTTCGATCCGCTGCCCGCCGGCAAGTACCTCGCCGTCATCACCGAATCGGAGATGAAGCCGACCAAGGCCGGGACCGGTAGCTACCTGCAATTGACCTTCGAGATCCTCGACGGCCCACACAAGGGTCGCAAGGTCTGGGCCAGGCTGAATCTGGCCAACAGCAACGAGACGACGGTGAAGATCGCCCAGGCCGAACTGTCCGCGATCTGCCGGGCGGTCGGCGTCCTGGCCCCGAACGACTCCGTCGAACTGCACAACCTCCCGCTGGTGATCGCGGTCAAGTGCAAGAAGCGAGCGGACACCGGCGAGATCACCAACGAGGTCAAGGGCTACGCGAGGAAGGACGCTCCGCAACCGCCGGCCCCGCCCACGGGTACGCCGCCCGTTCCCTCGGCGAATGGAACTCCCCCGTGGAAGCGCTGACGTTCGAGGTCGAACTCCCCTACCCGCCGTCGATCAATCACTACTGGCGGCGGGTGGGGCGTCACACGCTGATCAGCCGAACCGGCCGCGCGTTCCGCGCCGAGGTCGTGGCGATCCTGGCCCAGCTACGGGTGCGGGCGCTCGACGGTCCTCTGGAGATTGAGATCAACCTCCATCCGCCGGATCGCCGGCGGCGCGATGTGGACAACGCACTGAAGTCGCTCCTCGATGCCTTGCAGCACGGCGGTGCCTACGCGGACGACAGTCAGATCGTCCGCCTCGAAGTGACCAAGCGGGAACCCGTGCAAGGCGGCCTGACCTTCGTTCGCATTCGGAAGGCGTGAATGCTCGCGTTGCGACCTTACCAACTGGAAGCCAAGGCGGCGGTCTACGGCCATTTGCGTTCGCGGGACGACAACCCGTGCGCAGTGATCCCGACCGCCGGCGGCAAGACGCCGGTGATGGCGTCGATCTGCCAGGACGCCGTCGGCCTGTGGCAAGGACGCGTCATGATCCTCGCGCACGTCAAGGAACTGTTGGAGCAGACGGCCGACAAACTCAACGCGATCTGCCCTGAGGTCCGCTATGGCGTCTACTCGGCCGGGCTCAAGCGGCGGGACAAGCGCAACGCGGTGATTGTGGCCGGGATTCAATCGGTCTACCAGCGTGCCTGCGATTTCGATCCATTTGACCTCGTGGTGATCGACGAAGCGCACATTATCCCGTCCGACGGCGATGGGATGTACCGGCAGTTCCTGGCCGATGCCAAGGCCGTCAATCCAAACCTGCGGATCGTGGGCTTCACGGCCACGCCGTTTCGGTTGAAGTCCGGTTCCATCTGCACGCCCGACGGATTTCTGAACCACGTCTGCTTTGAGATCGGCGTTCGGGAGTTGATCGTCCAAGGCTACCTCTGCCCGCTCGTGACCAAGGCCGGCATCAACAAACCCGACGTGGACCGGCTGCACATCCGGGGCGGCGAGTACGTGGCCGGCGAACTCGAGGGCCTGATGGATCAGGACAACCTGGTCGAGGCCGCCTGCGGCGAGATCGTCGGCTATACCGGCAATCGCAACGCCGTACTGATCTTCGCCAGCGGCGTCCAGCACGGAGAGCACATCGTCTCGGTGCTGAAGGAGAAGCACAACATCGTGTGCGGCTTCGTCACCGGCGAGACGCCAACGCCTGAGCGCGACGCAACCTTGGCGCGGTTTAAGGCCGGCGGACTCAAGTACCTGTGCAACGTCAACGTGCTGACCACCGGCTTCGATGCCCCGCACATCGACTGCGTGGCCCTGGTTCGGCCGACGCTGTCGGCGGGACTCTACTACCAGATGGTCGGTCGCGGCTTCCGACTGCACCCGACGAAATCCAACTGCCTCGTTCTGGACTTCGGCGGCAACGTCCTGCGGCACGGGCCGGTCGATCAGATTCGCGTCAAGGAGCGGAACGCGGGAAGCGGCCAGGCCCCGGCGAAGGAGTGCCCCGAGTGCCACACGGTCGTGGCAACCGGATACGCCCGCTGCCCGGAGTGCGGCTACGAGTTCCCGCCGCCCGAGCGAACCAGGCACGAGGCCAAGGCGAGTGAGGCCGGCATCCTGTCGGGCCATGTGACGACCGAGACGCTCGCGGTGCAGGAGGTGATCTACAGCGTCCACACCAAGCGCGGCGCGGCCGAGGACGCGCCCAAGAGCCTGCGCGTCGATTACAAGATCGGCTGGCACCGCTGGAAATCGGAATGGGTCTGCCTGGAACACGACGGCTACGCGCGCGGCAAGGCGGTCGCCTGGTGGAAGCAGCGGTCGAAGATGCCCGTGCCGAAGACGGCGGCAGACGCCGTGGAGATCGCCAAGGCCGGCGGGCTGGCCGACACGAAGTCGATCACCGTGCGTTCCGTCGCCGGCGAAGAGTACGACCGGATCACCGACTACCAACTCGGGCCGATCTCGGAAGCGGCTGATCTTTCCGCACCGGAGGAGGACGACTCGCTCGACTTCCCGTTCGGCTACAACGCGGCCGCGCCCACGGAGGAGGAGATTCCGTGGTGACGCCCGGCGAACTGCTGACGACCGCGCTGCGGTACGCCGATCTTGGATATCGCGTGTTCCCGTGCATCCCGCGCACGAAGCACCCGATCACCGAACACGGCTTCAAAGATGCTTCGGCCGATTCCGCCCAGATCGAGCGGTGGTGGTCGCAGCACCCGACCGCGAACATCGGCATCGCGGCCGAGGGCATGCTGGTCGTCGATATCGACGGCGCGAACAACTCCTGGCCCGGCGATGCCGACCGCTCCGCAGATCTGGCGTCCGCCGGCGCGGTCGCTCAGACGCCGCGCGGCGGCCGGCATTACCTGTTCCGGCGGTTGGCGGGCAAGGACTGGAAGTGCTCGACGGGCAAACTGGCGCAGGGCGTCGACATCCGCACCGACGGCGGCTATATCGTGGCGGCACCGTCGGTGATCGCGGAGGGGCCGTACCGCTGGGCCGACACGCTCGAACTCGAAGACCGGCTCGAGCAGTTGCCCGACCCGCCGGCGTGGTTGGTCGGGGAACTCGACCGGTTGGCCACGGGTTCGCCCACGTTGGCCCACGTCGCGGCCGGCGACGCCGGGGAAACGGACGCCAACGCGATCCCGGCGGGCCAACGCAACGCAACCCTGGCGCGCCTGGCGGGAACCATGCGCCGGGTCGGGATGGGCGAAGCCGAAATCGCCGCCGCGTTGCGCCAGACCAACCTCCGCTGCGTTCCGTCCCTGGCCGAACGCGAGGTGGACCGAATCGTCGCCAGCATCGCGCGGTACGCGCCAGACGATATCTCCGTGGCCGTGGTCGAGAACCACTTCGGGCAGCTGTATGCGGCCGAGAGCGACAAGGACGACGAACCGGAACTGTCGGACCCTGGGCCGGTTCCCGACGAGTTGCTCCGCGTGCCGGGCTTCGTCGATGAGGTCATGCGGTACACGCTCGACACCGCGCCATACCCGGAACCGGTGCTGGCCTTTGCCGGCGCGCTCGCCTTGCAGGCCTTGCTCGCGGGCCGCAAGGTCCGCGACGCGATGGACAGCCGGACGAACCTTTACGTGCTGAGCCTGGCGAACTCGGGGGTCGGCAAGGATCACGCCCGCAAAGTCAACGCTCGCATTCTGTACGAAGCGGACCTGGCGGACTGCCTGGGGACGAGCTTCGCGTCGGGAGAAGGAATCGAAGACCGGTTGTTCATCCAACCGGCGACGCTGTTTCAGGTCGATGAGATCGACGGCCTTCTGCTGCGCGTGGGACAGGCTCGCGACGCCCGGCACGAAGCCATCGTGTCGATGCTGCTCCAGATGTATTCGTCGGCGTCCAGCATCTACGTGATGCGGGCGAAGGCGAACCAGGAACGCTCGGTCATCGACCAGCCGTGCTTGTGCTTG